CCCGTAATCACGGGTGAGCTGGTACCCGTAATCACGGGTGAGCTGGTACCCGTAACCGGCTCCGAGGTAGAACCCGTAACCCCGAAAAATGAAAACCTCATTGATTTTCAGAAGACGCTCTATGATGAGTGGCTAGCAGACTGGTTCAAGGCTGGCAAACTACCGACCCATAGCTACGATTACGAAAAGGGGTTTCATTTCGTGGAAGTTCGCAACCCTGAACGGGTAAATTTCCCGACTGAAAACATGTACGGCGCACTATCCCGTAGCTTCGTGCTCAGTGAGGAATGGGACATCAATGAGCACGCTCACCGCTTCGTAGGCGGTCATAACCACCTCTTCGGCTGGGACAGGCACGGCACCCCCGTTCACTACAGGCTCTGGGTGCCAGTCTACGACAACACCATCGACAAGGTGATTATCGAGCACAACCGCCCGGCTAACATCGCGAACCGTCTGGCCGAATGGCTGGACAATGAGCGCGAAAAAGATATTAAGTGGCAGATGGAGATGAACGCTCACGCCGCTAAATCTGAGTACACTAAGGCGCGCATCGAGGAAGCCATGAGGAACCTGTGACTAAACGCCGTGACCGCAACCGTGCCGCGCGCCGCCGTAAACCCAAACGCTACATAATCCGCTGGACAGACGAAACACTAGAAGACCTACTAGCCGAACCCGCCGCGCGAATCCTACAAACCACCACCAAAGGAGAACCCCCATGCTGGAACACTACGAACGCGAAGTCTTCCACCATATCCCCATGACAAGCGCATACGGCAAATACAGCGATAAACACGGCTTTCCCCGCCGTGAAATCGTCTACCCCGCGCTACCCGACCAAATCCTACGCGCCGCTTTCATGCTCACCTGGCAGGCCGGGGGAACCTGGCAACGAAACGCAACCATTCGCGATGCGCGCCGCGCTATCGACGTAATAGGCGCAGTCTACCCGGCCATGCGCATTAAGAAACCGACCGCACATCAAGCCGAAAAATTGCAGTATCTTCTAATGCTTGTCGAGCAAATCAACGAAGAACACGGTTTCAAGAGTAAGCACCAATACGGCGCGTTGAAAGCGCTACTAAGCGCACAGCACACCGGCGACATTGCACACCTGGGCGTTGCAGGCATGAACCTGTACGGCTGGGCAGGCGAGGCATAACCACCACTGAAAGGAATGCAGCATTATGCTAGGCACCATTTGCGAACAGTGCGGTGAACCGACTGAGGATTACACCCCCGAATGTTTCGACTGCATGACGCGGAACGACTGGAAACCCTAACGGAAAGGAACAACACCATGAGCAAGAAGACGCGACACAAGCTATTCGAGATCCGCAAATACCGCGCTGTGTGGGCCATCAAATCCCCGTTCACCGGGCAGATTATCCCCGCCGGTAACATCGGCAACGTAACATACCTTGTCGAATACCGAGGCATCAGGAAGTACCACGGGCAGTATGACGCATATGTTTACCTTGAAGGCGTACTAGACCCCGAACCCGAACCGCCCCTAGCAGGCGGCGAACCCCTCAAACTCCTGTATGAAGACGAGGAAATGCCGAACCCCGACCTCTCCGCATACTGGGTTGTGACCACTGAGGAAGACGAATACAGCGAAGATGGATACGTAGAAACCACCTCACGCGAATACCCCGCTAAGACCCACAATTTCAAGCTTGACACCGCTACCCCTACCATCGTAGAAGCCGCGTACCTGGCAGCTCTCGAAGCTCTCCCCGAGGGCGAACGACAGAAACAAGGCACTATGCACCTTGTGGTACTCCCCACGGAACAGCTCAACGAACAGCTAAACGGTAGCACCAATGACTAGCGCGGTGTGCGCTCGCTGTGGGTGCCCGGCCTCCGAGTACACGGCATCATGTAGGGCGTGCTACAGCCGCCGCCGATACCGCATCAAGAACCCGCGCCCCGGCGGGTACCGTGAACCCGTCTACAGCGGGGCAACCGCCGGGCAAACACCCGGGCTAAACTCACTAATCCCACCACGAAAGGAACGCAAATAATGGACTTGCTAGATATCCTAGGCATCATCTGGTTTATCTATATGATTTGGAGCATGAACAAATAGGAAAGGCACCACATGACCGAATACACCCGCGCCAAACTCTATGAGCAGCTAGACGCACTCCGAACCACCCTAGAAGAAGCCGTAGACGCAGGCGACGTTTACGAGCAACCCGCCCGCGCGCTCTGCTCCCACCTATGGGAAATTGAGGAACACGCACGATTGAAAGAGCGCCTAACCGCCGCTCACCACAAGCCGCAACCCCGCAACTACTGGAAAGGAACCCGATAATGACCAACAAGGCCCCTAAGATTTTCCACGAAATCACCCCCGGCGAATACCTGGATATTAACACCGCTTTCGACCGACACCCCGCCTTGCACGGAATCCAGCTAGAAACCGACACCGAAAGCACCCGGGTAAGCTCCGCAAAGACCGGGGGAAACGAAAACCATTCACACCGTTGTAGGCTATGGTCTCTGGATGAGTCCCGCAATGTTAGCGCACTCATCAAGATTCTCAACGCCGCCCCGGCAAACGGCGACCCGCTACAGGCAATCGTGAGCCTTGACCTGGACACCACCGCAAACGAAGCGGAACGTGAAGCGCTTGTAGACTACCTGAGCGGCAACGGGTATGATGCGACGCTGGAAAACGTGGCCGCCGGGTACATCTACGATCTATCAAGCGACAAGCCGCCACTACTCGACGTAGTAACCGGCGAACGACGAGAATACGCCGTAACTAGGGTTTGGTCAAAGTCTGATAGCCCCTCCCACGTCTACCCCGGCGGCAACCGTAAGCCCGCATATCTCAACCTGAAAACCCCGGAAGAAACCGTAACCATCACCTCAGAAAATGACGTAATCAACATCGAAGATCTGGAAGGCGTGATTATCGGTAACGGCAAGTGGCGCATCATGCACGCGCTGGAACCCGGCGGCAAAGCCCCGCTAGGCGGCTTCATTCTCGAACGCATCTAAGAAGGAGATGACTAATGACCGACACCACGCTACAGCTAACCGAGGCTTTCAACCGACACAACAGCCTATACAACGCATTGCTGGGAAACCTCAAGACCCTAACCACCGCACACACTGAGGAAGTGGCCATCACCCTAGACGCGGGGAAAGTACGAGCGCTAACCCGAATCCTAAACGCTGCACCACTCGACGGCGACGCACTGAACGCCCGCGTGAACGTCGTGACCGATACCGACGCATGGGAAACCGACGTATCGAGGATTAACCGGTATCTGGAAGATAACGACCTGGAGCCAACTCTACACAATGTCGCTCTTGCGTTCCTCAGTGCGGAATGTGATTGTTCAGATCTGGATATCAAGCTACAGGGAAAGGAATACCGCGCAACACGTATTCATTGTGTCGAGCAGTACACCGGCGACGGCGGCGGCACCGGCGGCGGGTATACGAAGATTATTACTACCGCGCCCGGCTGGGATGAATACCCTAACTTTGACTTCTATGGAACCAACCCGGAAGAGGTAGAAGGCGTAGAACATAAGGCCGCGAACGCCCGCGCGATTAGCTACTATTTCCCTAATGAAGTATCAGCCCTAGGCGGTATCCTCATGGAACGCACCGCCTAACCACCCCAACCACCACGCGGGGCGACGGAAACACCACCGCCGCCCCGCCTAACCCGAAAGAAGAAGCCACTACATGCTTACCGTGACCGACCTACGCGAACGGCTAAACGCAGCAATGCGCCGCGCCGAACACGCCGGGAAAACCGACCCGGCCAAAGAGCTACACAAGGTGTTCATCTCAGCTTTCCCCGCCGCCCCCGGCACCCTCAACGTCACCACCAAAACCGACACCCTAACCAAGAACGACGGAACACCCGAGGTCATAACCTACGTAAACCTCACCCTAAACACCAGCACGGCAGGAGCCTACTACATAGCAGAAACCATTAGCCAGTTATCCGAGGAAAACGGATAGCATACGGTACAATAGACACGTAACATTCACAGAATGATTACGGCGTTGTTTCGAGTGGATCCTAGAACCACGAAACCCACACAGGATATTCCATAGCCCCGGCGACCGAACAAAGTAGGAGCCGGGGCTAACCCTTACCCAAGAAGTGAGGCCATGACCAACAAGCGAGATTCACGGTACCGCGCGGCGCAACAAAAGTTCAGAGCACACGCCGCCGCCGCTAACCTCCCATGCAACATATGCGGACACCCCATAGATTACACACTCCCCCACAACGACGAATGGGGATCTGTAAACATGGACGCGTTCGAGCTAGACCATTTGTACGCAGTCGCAACCCACAAAGAACTGGAACTAGACCCCGCCAATTTCCGCGCCACACATGCAGGATGCAACCGCGCCAAAGGCAACAACCGGCAAACCGCTAAAGCAAATCCCAACACCCGCGCCTGGGTACGGTAAACTAGAAACCGAACAAGAACACCCCAATAGAACACACATACCAAAAGGGGTAGGGGCGGTAAAAAAATAGAACACACCTTCGACACCCAAACCTGGGCGCAGTGTCAATCCCCCCCCGCTGGAATTTACCGGGCATCGCGCGCGCGATTATAGCATTTAGAGGTCTTTTGATGAATATTTGGCGTATCGGTATGGTGAAGACCGTGCAGGAGTCGATTACCGCCGCCGTGAATGACGGCATGATTAAAAATGCGGATAGTGCTAAATGTGCGCTTGCTTTGAAGTATGCGGCCGCACTGGATGAAGCCTACGATTTGTACAATAGCGACGGTGGCGACTTTGACCTATTGCTAAAGACTCTGAATATTGCAGGCCCGAACCTGAACAAGGCGCTGGACTCCCTGGGGTGCGCCCCGTATTCGCGTAAGGACATGCAGGCGCAGGCGACCGAGACCGGCCGACTAGATGACCTAATCGAGCAGCGCGGCAAGGAAGACCCCGCGCTAGTCGCGCGTATCATGGCAGAGATTGACGGTGAAGATGAGTAGTAACTATTCCAAGCTCAAGGGCAAGGCGGTGCCGCGCCTGTGGACGCGCCCGCTCCGTGAGCTAACCCCGCTAACCACGTTTGGGTTTGAAGCTATTCAGTTCGCAGAGCGTGACCTAGGTTTGCAGTTGCACCCGTGGCAGAAATGGTTTTTGTTGCACTCTTTGGAGCTGGAGCCGGGCTATGAGACGGGCGACCCGCTCCCCATGTTGCGCTATAAAACCGTGGTGCTTCTTGTGTCTCGACAGAATGGCAAATCATTTGTACTTTCCGCGCGCCTGTTGTGGCGTATGTTCATGTGGGATAAAGGCGTAAAGCCGCCGCTAATTCTGAGCACGGCGCATAAGCTATCACTAGCGGAAGAGATTCTAGATGATGCGCACCGTACCGTATCCCTCTCTGAGATGCATGACCGCATAGCGCAAAGGTCTAACACGAACGGCAATAAGTTTTTTCGCCTGGATAACGGCGCGCGCTGGAAGTGCGAGGCGGCATCAGATGACGGCGGGCGCGGCCTGTCGGTTACTGATCTAGCGTTTGATGAGTTGCGCCAACAAAAGGAGTGGAGCGCATGGGCAGCTATGACCAATACGATTAACGCCGTGCAGTCTAGCCAGACTATCGCCGTGTCTAATGCAGGCGAGGCTAAATCTGAGGTCTTGCGCTCGCTCCGTGCTAAAGCTCTTGAGGAGATGGACGCGCGGGCGGCGGCAGAGAAACGCGGTGAAGAGTACGCCCCGGTTGATGCCTCGCTGGGTTTGTTCGAGTGGAGCGCGCCGGACGATTGCGACATCTGGGACACAGACGGATGGTGCCAGGCTAACCCGTCTTTGGGTTATCCTAACTCGATTACCGGCGACATGCTCGCATCGAAGGCGGCGCTAGTCGGTGAACCCGGCGCTGGTCTACCGGAACACAAATTTAGGACTGAGAATCTTTGCCAGTGGGTGAACGTCACGGCGGACTCGCTATTCAGCTCCGAGGAACTGGAAGCGTGCCTAGACCCTGAATCTATGATCGCACCGGATAGCCCGGTGTATCTTTCGGTGGACGTTTCGCGCGATAGGAAGATGACTAGCCTATCTATCGCTGGTTTCCGTGATGATGGTAAACCGCATGTTGAGTTTGTGACTCAACGCGCGTTCACTGAGTGGGTGCCTGAATTTTTGGCTAATGGGCTTGCGTTCAAGCCCGCCGCCGTGATTATGCAGGGGCGCGGCTGTGCTGCATCGTCGCTAATCCCGTTCATTGAACAGGCTGGTACGCCGGTTGTTCGGTGCGAGGGCGGCGACCTCCCCAATGCCTACGGCTTGTTCTATGACCGGGTGATGGAGAAGTCGGTTAGCTGGATTGAGCAGGAAACGCTCATAGGTGCGCTCTCTGAGATTCGCACCAAATCGACAGGCGACGCATTTCTATTCAACCGCGAGAAGTCGCCGGTTGATATTGCCCCGGCGTGTGCCGCCGCATTCGCCCTATGGGGTTTGCTGAACACGGTTGCAGGGGCGAAAAAAGAAAGTGCGTATAATGAAGCTGGAATGTGGTATAAGCAAGAAGAAGATGAAGGGGGTAAATGGTGGTAGCGCCTGGTATTAGTAATATCGGTCATATTATCGTTGATGCTTTCCGCTCGCGTACCCCGCGTACGGCGGCGGCCTGGGACGGGCGACCGGTTGATATTTTCGTGAACGGCGGCGGCGGCTCTGATAATGTGTCGCCGCAAAACGCGAGTTATGAATCAATGTACCGGTATCAACCCCATTTGCGAACCGCTATCGACTTCCTAGCTTCCAATATTGCGCAGCTGTCGATTCACAGTTTTAAGCGCGGCGGTGATGGTTCGCGCTCGCGTGAAACCGAGTCGCTGGCACATGCCCGCTTGTCGGTGAACCCGAACCGGTATATGACCGGGTACGAACTGATCTATAGCCTGGTTGCTGATATGGCGCTGTACAATCGGGCGTATTGGTTTTTTGCACCGGGTGAAGACGGACGAATCGAGATTCACCCGTTCCCGGCGGGCTGGGTTTCCCCGGTTTTTGCGGACTTCTCGACGGTTGATTACTATTCGGTGAAGGTTCCCGGCGGCTCCGAGGAGCTGAAAATCTCCCCTGAAAATTGTGTCGCGTTCAATGGCTGGAGTCCCGGGCTAACGTCCCCGTCGTCCCCGGTTGATTCTTTGCGCCTGGTTCTGGAAGAGAATTATCATTCACGCCGCTACCGTGTGCAGTTCTGGCGTAATCATGGGCGCGTTGGTACCTACCTTTCCCGTCCGGTGAACGCGCCGGACTGGGATAACACAGCGCGCCGCCGCTTCTATTCCATGTGGGAAGACTTTACGTCGGATACGGGCGCGCGTGCCGGTTCTACCCCGCTTCTTGAAGACGGCATCGAGATTAAGAGCAATTCCTTTAAGAGCGCAGATGAGGAATGGGCAGATTCGGTTCGCCTGGGTTTGCAGACGGTGGCACAGGTCTATCAGATTCCCCCGGGCATGATTGGCGCAGACTCAACCGAGACATACGGCAGCTTGAAAGAGCGTAACCGGATGCTGTTCAAGAACACGCTAGGGGCGCGAATCCGGTTTATCGAAGACCGCATCAATGCTTTTGTGCTCCCTATCCTGGGAATTGATAACACAGAATTTTTCGTAGAGTTCAATACTGAGGGTATGCTACGCGGCGACTTTGAGACGCAGGCCGCTATCATGTCCACGGCGACCGGCGGCGCGTGGATGACTCGCAATGAGTCACGTGCGCTTATGAATTTGCCTCCGCTGGATATGCCGGGTGCTGACGAGCTGATTACCCCGCTAAACGTTGTGGTGGGTGGGCAGACCTCACCACAAGACGGCGGCACCGCGTTTCAGGGCGGCGGCAAAAACCGAACGGTCATTCTAAAATTCTTGGAGCGGTGCGACCGCATCAAGACCGCGCGCGGGATTGATGATATGCCCTGGGGTAGGCTCACCCGTGAGCTTACGGATGACCTGGACGGGAACGCAGAATTTGCTGAGGGCATTACCGACGCGCTCGCTAAGATGCAGGGCGGCGCGTTCGTGGACATGATTACTGAGTTTGAAGGAGAAAACGAATGACCGTTCAGTTTAAGGACGCGGCTGGCTTTCAGGAGACCGAAGAGGGCAGCGGCATTTTTGAGGGTTACGCCTCCGTGTTCGGCAACGTCGATAGCTACGGTGACAAGGTGATGCCCGGCGCGTTTACTAAGTCGCTGGCTAAGAGCTTCCCGAATGATGGCGCGGGTATCCCGTGCTATTGGTCTCACCGCATGGATGACCCGGAATTTATTCTAGGAAAGACCATTAGCGCGGTTGAGGATGAGCACGGTCTCAAGGTTCGCGTTAGCCTGGATCTGGATAACCCGAAGGCGGCGGCGGCGTACCGTGCGTTGAAGGCGGGCGCGGTGAATCAAATGTCATTCGCCTATGAGGTGCTTGATAGCCACTTTGTACCCGAGAAGGGCGCGAAGTTTGGCGGCGTGAATGAGCTTCGAGAACTGAATATTTTTGAAGTCTCCGTAGTGCAGATTGGCGCGAACACCGCTACAAGTATTGACATGGTAAAATCAGCAATGAAGAACGACGATTCTATTTCTATTTCTACCCCCGGCGCTATCGAGCAGCTGGAAGAAGTAGTAGACGTTCTCCGTAATATCATTGATTCCGCTAAGACTGATAGTAGTGATGAGGAGCTGGATACGGCGGGTGACTCAGAGGAACCGGAAACGGTCAATGAGCAGACCCCCGCGCCGGTCAAGTCGCGTACGCTCTCAGACATCGAGCGCGAATATTTCCAGAACATTTTTAGTGTGAAGAAGTAAAGGAGCGAATATATGCCTAAGGCAATTCGTGAGCTCTTGGATGAGGCGCAGAAGAAGGGCGCGGCTATCCTTGAAGCGGTTGAAAACGGTGAAGGTGACGTAGCAGAGCTTAAGGCTGTTAGCGAGGAAGTCACCGCACTCAAGGCTAAGGTGGACGCGGCAGATGAAGCCGCCGCCCTGTTTAAGAGCATGGGCACCGCGCGCGAATCCGTGAAGGCGGCAGAGGTTGAGACCCCCGCCGCTACTGGTTCGCTGGGTGAGCAGGTTGCCGCCGCGTTCATGAAGTCCGGTACTCTTTCGGCTCTGGGTGCGCAGGTTCAGCACACCCGGGGCGAGTTCTACAGCTCTAAGGCGCCGGGCGACCCGACTACCACCACTAACGCGGTTACCGGTAACGGTCTGACCGTTGCGCTTACCGACGTTGATAAGAACGTCGTTAAGCCGTACATGCTCCCGTTCTCTATCTCTTCGTGGCTGTCGAGCGGTACCCTGTCGGGTAACTCCCTGACTTATTTTGTCGCTAACGAGTGGACTTCTTCGAGTGGACGCCCCGGCGTGGTTGGTGAGAACGGCAAGAAGCCCGGCGCGACCGCGCCCGCGTTCGAGACTAAGACCCTCCCGCTTCGCAAGATTGCGGGCTGGGTTGCACAGTCTGACGAAATGGCGGAAGACGCGGGTTTCCTGTCCTCGCTTATCAATGAGCAGCTTCTCGACGAGCTCAAGAAGGCCGAAGAGGAACAGATCGTATCCGGTACCGGTACCGGTAATGATCTCACCGGTATTCTGTCTACCCCGGGTATTTTCTCCGAGACTGTAGCGACCACCGCCGCTAAGGACGTGCTGGAAAGCATGTACAAGGTTAAGACCAAGATTGAAGCGGCTTCCGGTATGTCGGTTGATGCGGTCATCGTGAACCCTGAGGATATCGCAGGTATTCGCCTGGCTACCGACTCTAACGGTCAGTATCTGTTTGGTGGCCCCGCGTATGCCCCGTATGGCAATGGCCCGTTTGTGGCAGACCTGAACGCGTTCGGTGTGCCTATCTACGTGTCTAAGGCTGTACCGCCTAAGACCGTGCTCATCGGTAGTTCTAAGGGCGCTACCGTGTACCGTAAGGGCGGCGTACGTGTCGAGGTTAGCAACAATGTTAATGATGACTTCCTGTACAACCGCTTCCGTGTGCTGGCAGAAGAGCGTCTTCTGTTGGCTGTGAAGCAGCCGAAGGCGTTCGGTAAGCTCACCTTGAAGTAAAACGATTATTCCTTTTGAGAGGGGGAAATATGCGCTATCCGTCGCTTGCTAACACTAATGTTCCGGTGAATCTTGATGAAGTTGCCGGGGAAATGGTGCGCGGCTATTGTGGCTGGCATGTTTCCCCCTCGCTTGAGGAGACGTTTAGGCTGGACGGTACGGGCGGTAACCGCTTCCATCTTCCGAGTAACCATGTCGAGAACGTCCATTCTGTTTTTGTGGACGGCGTGCAGGTGAACGGCTATTCGTTTTCAACGGATGGTTGGGTACAGCTCCCGCCGGGCGTGGTTACCCCTAAGAAGCCGGGTGCGGTTGTTGTGGCCGCGCGGCATGGCTGGGATTACGTCCCGGCTGTGCAGTCTGTCATTAAGTCGGTTCGGCAGCGTTTGGAGATGGACGCGGGCAACGTCGTTTCACAGCGCGCGGGTACACAGTATGTGGCCTATGGCTCCCGTGATGGTGAGTCCACCGGTGGCTATTTGCTACAGACTGAACGCGCGGCGCTCGCGCCGTACAAGCTGGAACAGGTGATCTAGCCATGCTTTCACTTGCACGGTACAGCACCCCGGCGGTTCTGATTCGCCGCCGCTCCGGTAAGGACGCGCGAGGCTTCCAGACGGTGACCGAGACACGCGAAAACATCACGGCGTTTATGGACGCTCCGAACGTGTCCGAGGAGTCACCGGCTGGCAAGGCTGGAACACCGGACGTTCTAGAGCATGTGCTCTATTTGGAGCCGGGTACGCGGGTTAGCGCCCGTGACCGGGTGGAAATAGAAGGCTCACTTTTTGAGGTTATCGGTGTGGCACCGCCCATCAAGAACATTTTCACCGGGGCAGTGTTCCACACAGAATGTAAGGTTAGGCGGGTGGAATCGTGACGCGCGATAAGTTGGTTTTCAATGAGAAGGCACTAAAAGCCTTGCGTAAAGACCCGGCGGTTATCCGTGACCTTGAGAAGCGGGCGCGGCGTATTGCCGCCGCCGCCGGTGGTGAAGCAATGGGCTATAATGTCACAGTTTTGGAGCTGGAAGACCCGCGCGGCGCTGTCTCTGTCATGGCGACCGGACGCGCGGCAGCACATAACCGGAAACACAATTCACTGATTAGGGCTATTGATGCTGGACGCTAAAATCTGGCGTGTTGATTCGCCGGTGACCGCGTGCTACGCCTATTTCTCAGGTCTGAATCTTAGCGCTACTGTCGCGCGTGATGAGGAGCCGCCCGGCTGGGACGGCTCTACCCCGCTAGTGCTCATTCGGGACGGCGGCGGCAACCGGCAAGAGCTGAACCTCCGACATGGCCGCGTGACTATTGACGTTAGGCACCCTGAACCTGGCGCGGCGTACGATTTAGCGGAAAAAATTCATGAGCTTTTTTGTTTGTGGGTTTTCACTAATGCGCCGGTTATTTTTGATCCGCATAATGTCGATTCACCGGCTTATAATCCGAGTGATTCGCCCCGCGTACCGGCATATACTTTTACCGTGGAAATTGCGGTAAAATCCGAAAATACTATTAGCACTAAAATTTAGTGTTTGAATGTTTGGAGATTAAATTATGGCTCTCGACGCTACCTATGTTGCTAAGCCGATTAGCGTTACCGGCGGTATTAAGGTTGCCCCTCTGGGTACCGTAACCCCTACTGATCCGACTTCCGTTCTGAACGCAGCTTTTAAGGAGCTGGGTTATGTCACTGAGGACGGTCTTAAGCTTTCGCATGATGCAAGCGACGATAAGATTAAGGTTTGGGGCGGCGTTACTATCCGCACTATCCGGTCTGACTATTCGGCAACCATTACCGGCACCCTTGTTTCTACCCTTGACGTAGACGTTCTGAAGAATGTTTTTGGCGATAGCCTGGTTACTCAGAAGTCTGGTTTTATTGCGATTAAGCACGCCGCCGATATTGCGCCGGAAAAGGTCTATATTATCGAGACTAAGGATGCTTCTAACGGCGGTCGTAAGCGCTACGTAATTCCTAAGGGACAGATTGCCGTTTCCGGTGACGTGAATCTGTCGCATAAGGAGATTACCGGCTTTGAAGTCACCATCGAGGCGCTGGCAGACAAGGACGGCGTGTGTTATTACGAGTTCATCGAGTCTAGCCCGGCGTCCCCGGTTGCCGCTGGTGTTGTAGGCGGCTAATCGTCTTTAGTTTTCCCCGCCCGCCCTTTTTTTGTTCTGATTTTCGGGGCGGGCGTGGGGATACCCTTTTTTTGAAAATCAGACATAACCGAGATTGGAGAAAATCGAACATGGCAACTAAGACCCCCGCCGCTTCTCGCGCAGCACGCAACGCGGCAAAGGCCAAGAAGCGCGTGCGTAAGTATGAGAAGCAGTACACCTATAACACTTTTGAATCTTCTATTTTCGAGGGTGAGTTTAAGCTCCCGTCTATGCGACAGATCCCGCAGACTTACGCGCTCGATTTGCGCACCGGCGATTTTAACGCGCTTTACCGCTGGCTTGAAGAAGTGGGCGTACCGACTGAGGATATTGACGCTATTAAGTCGCTGGATTCTGAGGAGATTGAAACTTTCTTCGAGGAATGGAATAGCGGCGAACTGGGAAAGTAATAGCCTGTCTCAATTCATTTAAAGAGCATGAAGACGAGGTACGCGCCCGGCTTCTTGAACTGGGTTTGAATTGGGACGGGAAAAGAACCGGTAAAAACAATTGGGCTAATATTCACGCGGCCATTAAAACCGCGCCGCCCGGCTCACCTCTGCATATTGCGCAGGATCCCGATAACTGGGTGTGGGGTTTGCCGTATTATGGCGAGCTTGTGAATATTTTTGACCTTTTGAGCATGGGCAACGCACAACGCACATTTGACCAAAAACAGGTCGATAAATGGACGCGCCGCCCTCGCCCCGGCGACATTAAGGATAATGAGGAAGTCATTACGGGCGACGTAATGACTATCGAAGAATACAATAAGCTTTTTAATTCTGGGAATTAAATAGCGTATTTCATCTATGGAGGGTGGAAGTCTTGGCAGCAATCGAGCTAGCGACTAGTTATCTTACGCTTGCGGTGGAGACTTCCACCCTCTCAAAGCAGGTTTCTAAGGCTCTTAGCGGTGTAGGCTCTATCGGTGCCCGCGCCGGTCGTGAGATTGGCGACGGCATGGCTAAGGGCTTTAGCCAGACTAAAAATATTGACGTTGAGGGTCTACGCGCGAAGGTTGAGAGTGCAGACCGTGCCCTAGCGCAGAGTGCGGATGTTATGGCGCGAAAGCGCGCGGCCGCCGCGTCCACTATCAAGCAGGCGCAGGAAAGCGTTAGCGCGGCCATGTCTAAGACCGAGGCGGCTAATGCCCGCCTGGGTGCAGCTGAAAGCCGCCTTAGCGCGCTCCGTGCTAACGGCGGTAGCGCGGATGCTATCGCGCGTGCTGAGGCGGCGGTTCATAGCGCGCGTGCTAGTGTTTCGACGGCGACTAGCGGGATGTACGGCGCAGAACAGCGCCTTGTGAGTGCCCGTGAAAAGTACACGAGCATTTCGCGCACCGCCGTATCTCAGACCACCGCGCACGCGCAGGCTTTGAAGGCGGCTAAGGCTGACCTACGCGAGGCAGAGGCGGCGACCGGCGCGCTGGGTGGCGCGACCGAGCGCGCTACCGGGCGATTTGCCGGTTTCCGTAACGCTTTCTCCAAGTCGTTTAGCGGGCTTCGTGGCACCGTAGACAAGGAGATGCAGGCGGCGTTTAGCGGCGTGACCGCACAGGCAGAGCACGCCGGGCGTGAGAGCAGCGGCAAATTTAAGAGCGCGTTCACGGGTACTATTGCCGCCGCCGGTGGCTTGTTCGCTGGCGTTGGCATTTTCAACGCCGGTAAGGACGCGCTGTTTAAGGCTGGCGACCTGGAACAGTCCGTAGGCGCGGTTGATGCCGTGTTTAAGGGCTCCGCTGACAAGATGCACGCTTACGCCGCCGCCGCGTCGGATACCGTCGGCATCTCTACCAACGCCTATAACGAGCTGGCTAGTGTGCTTGGTGCAAGCTTGAAGAACGGCGGTACGTCGATTGACGAGCTAGGCGACAAGACTAACAGCCTTATCGGTCTGGGTGCTGATCTAGCGTCCTTGTACGGCGGCACTACGAAAGACGCGATTGATGCTATTTCGTCCGCTCTTCGTGGTGAAATGGATCCCATCGAGCGCTACGGCATTTCATTGAATGATGCCGCCTTGACCGCTAAGGGTCTTGAAATGGGTATCCAGAAGACCGGCGGCGCGTTTACGACTCAGCAGAAGCAGCTCATCACTCAAGCGCTGTTGTTCGAGCAGTCTAAGGATGCTCAGGGCAACTTTGCTAAGGAATCCGATACGTTCGCCCATAAAATGCAGGTGGCTAACGCGCGCCTGGAAGACATGAGCACAAAAATCGGTGGTGCTATTCTTCCTGTCGTCGTTAAAATTATGGACGTGTTCGGTAAGGCTCTTAGCCCGGTTTTGACTGAGGTTAGCGGCGGCTTTACCGCATTTGGCGCGGCCTGGGAAAAGTTCGACGGCGATATTACAAGCGCGGGTTTTCCTGGATTTATGGAGGGCGCGGCATTTGTCGCGCGTAATGTCTGGGAAACGATTAAAAACGCTTTCCAGAATGGCATTATTCCGCTATTCCGTGACCACGTTATGCCCGTGCTGGATACCGTCGGTACGGCATTTATGGACTTTTTCAAGGGAATTTACGGTTTTCAGGATTACGGCGAACCGGCTAGCGTTTTTAATCAGATTGGCGGCGCTATCCGTGATATCGGTAAATGGCTTGTCGAAAATGTGGGCTTGTGGGCACCTTTTGCCGCCGGTATTACGGCAGCGTTTACCGCGTGGAGCACTTATCAGAAAACTATTACCCTGGTTAAGGTTGCACAGGAGGCGCTAAACAAGGCATCGGCGGCGTTTAGCAAGACTAACGTTATTCTGGTCGTAATTGGCTTGATTATCGGCGGCCTTGTCCTCGCGTATAACAAAATCGGATGGTTTAAGGATTTTGTAGACGGCGCAATTAAGGCAGTCGGTGACATTTTTGTTTGGCTTTATGAAAATGCGGTAAAGCCCGCGTTTGAATGGATCGTCGAGGCAATTAAGGGCGTAATTGATTGGTGGAATACCTCATTTGTGCCCGCTTTCAATGAAGGCGTAAAAATTGTCGGTGCCGTTTTTGAATGGCTGTACGAGAATGTGGTTAAGCCTGTCTTTGAGGGCGTAAAGGGCGCTATTGAAGGCGTTGTTGAATGGTGGAACACTTCGTTTGTTCCGGCGTTTGACGCGGGCGTTAAGGCTGTCGGTGCTGTTTTTGAGTGGCTTTACAATAATGTTGTTCAGCCGGTTTGGACGGCTATTAAAACCGTTATCGCGGTCGTTATTGCTGTTATCCTTACCATTTTCGACGGTTTGAAGGCTGTCGTTGAGAATGTTCTAGCACCTATTTTCAAGTGGCTGTACGAGAATATTATTATTCCGGTCTGGAATGGAATTAAGGATATTATTTCTGGTTTCCTGGACTGGTTTAATAACACGCTTGTGCCCGCCGTGAAAACCGTTATTGATATTCTGGGTAATATCTTTAATTGGCTCCGTGATAACGTCGTCATGCCCGTGTGGAATGGCATTAAGGGCATTATTGACGGCGTTGTTCAGTGGTTCAATAACACCGTAGCGCCGCTATTCCAGACCGCATCTAATATTATTGGCGACATTTTTAATTGGCTGTGGAATAACGTTGTTAGCCCGGTTTGGGAAAACATTCGCCGTGGTATTGATATTGTCGTGCAGTGGTACAGCGGCGTTGTGCAGCCGCTTATTAAGTCGGTTACGGACGCTATCGGCTCTGTATTCCGCTGGCTGTACGATAATGTTGTTAAGCCTGTCTGGGATTCTATTCAGAATGTCATCAGGGCGTTTACCGACTATTTCAACGGCGTTATTTTCCCGGCTATCAATGCGACTATTGACGCTATTTCGTCCGCTTTCCGCTGGCTGTTGGATAATGTGGTACGCCCGGTTTGGGACGGTATTCAGAGCGTTATTCGTGGCGTGTGGGAAAACGGAATTAAGCCCGTATTTGACGCGCTTACTAATTTCGTTACCCGTACTATTCCCGACGCTTTCCGTAACGCGGTGGACGCTATCGGTAGGTTCTGGAATGGCATTGTTGATGTTGTGAAGAAGCCGGTTAAGTGGGTTTTGCAGACCGTTGTTAATGATGGTTTTATCCGCAACTTTAATAACCTTGCAGGCACTTTCAACATCGGTAAAATTCCTGAGATTAACCTCTCAGGTTGGGCAACCGGTGGTTACACCGGACGCGGCGGCAAGTACGAACCGGCGGGTATCGTCCACCGTGACGAGTTCGTCATTAGGAAAGAGGCGCGGCAGCGTTTCGAGAGGGAAAATCCCGGCGTTCTGGATCATCTGAACCGTACCGGTGAGCTACCGGCGGCCGCGCTGGTTGGTGCTAGTGCGCCGCGTGTCGGTGAATCCTACGCCGCGCCGTTCGGTGTGCGTGATAGCCACGTGCCCGGCTTCGATATCGGCGGCATGATATCCGACGCTATTAACACTGGTGTAAATGTTGTCAATGCTGGTGTAAATGCTGTTCGTGAGCTTGCAGGTACGGCGGCGGGTAAGGTTCTGGACGTGGCTATCACCCCGGCTAAGAACCTCATTGCTGGCATCTCTGGCCTGTTCCCTGGTTACGCGGGCGACGTGATGCGCGGCGGCGGTGACGCGATTCTCGACGGCGCTAAGAACTGGGTTGTTGAGAAGCTTAAGGGCAAGGACGAGCACGGCAGGGACGCGGCAAGCGCTCACGCCGTGGCGCCGTCCGGTGGTGGCGTGATGCGTTGGCGTGATACCGTCGTTCAGGCGCTGGGCATCGCCGGTCTACCCGCTACCGACGCATATATTAACGCTTGGTTGAGCCAGATTCAGAGTGAATCTAACGGTGACCCGAACGTTACACAGAGCGGGTATGTCGATATCAACACGATTACCGGCGATTTGGCTATGGGTCTTGTGCAGGTTATCGGTGCGACGTTCGCCGCGTTCCGTGACCCGTCGTTGCCTAACAACCGTCTAGACCCGCTGGCTAACCTGGTTGCCGGTATGCGCTACGCTACCGCGCGTTACGGTTTCGGTGGGCAGCTTGGTGTTATCGGTCACGGTCACGGCTACAGCGGCGGCGGTCTAGTGAACGGTTCTACCGCGTTTAAAAACGCGATTGTTCCTTCTCTTTATGACCGAGGCGGTAAAATCAATAAGGGCGTACAGGTGATTGACCATCGCCGCGCTACCCCTGATTACGTGCTCACTGATTCGCAGTGGCGAACTATGTACAGCATCGCGAATAACACCGCACAGAGCACCACCAATAGCGGTATTACCATTGGTAATGTCTATGGCTTGGATGCTGTAGATGTGGCAGAGGAGATTATGAAGCGCAAGCGTCGAGAGGAGCTACTGAGTGCTTGATTTGCGTAAGCCCGCCCCTACGCTGTATTTGCACGCGGGCGGCCTGGACGGTGAGGTTTTCAACTTCTCATCTGTCGCTACCACGGCGTTTACGGCGCTTGAGGGTCTGGACGGCTTCGGCATTCCTGAACCGGATTGGCGTACCGTGCAGCGGAACGACGGCGGCGGTAGCTATGTGCGTTCGCTCCGTTTGAAAGAGCGTGAGCTATTTATCCCGCTCATGATTTGGGGTGAAAGCCAGGCGGAATGTCTGGCTAACTGGGATGCGCTTGTGTCCGCTCTGAATCCCCGGGTTGGTGAATCTTCGGTTTTGGAGGTTCGCCGCCCGGGGCAGGCACCCCGGTTTATAAACGTCGTGTACAAGAGCGGTCTAGGCGGTAAATTCGGTGAAGACTTTAGGGGCTGGCACTATAAGGTAGGGCTAACGCTAATTGCTCACGATCCGTATTTCTGGGAATCTGACCAAATGCTCAGCTGGAATGTGCGAGGCGACTACAAACCGTTTATTAGCGGCGGCGAAATGGTGAAAACACATAAGTTTTTCCCCGTGATTCTGTCGCCGTCCGTGGTGAACGGTTCCCGTGAGATTACGATTAGCGGCGACGTGGATTCAGCCCCTACCTGGCAGATTACCGGCGCGGTAACAGATGTTCGAGTAACCAACGTAGAAACTAACGAGTCATTCAGCATCACGGGCAGCATTGCCCCGGGTGAGACTATCACCATTGACACTACGGTGTTCGACATTTATTCACAGAATGACCGTTCGGGTAATCTCTGGGATAGGCTAACCACGGATTCTACGCTATTCCGTCTAGGTACTGGCAGGCACACTATCAAGGTGACCGGCTCCGGTATGGACGAGCGTTCAGAAATTGCCCTGATTTATAAGCCCCGCTACGTGAAGGGAATCTAAACCGAATGTCCGTTCAGGTTTTGATGAGGGATGAGAATTACCGCCCGCGCGGGTTCCTCATCGCGTCCAAGGTCGAGATGATGCGCCGCCTAAATCGTCCCGATACGTTCATCGTGAACGTGTCAGCTGAATCAGCACAGCAGGCGACCCGTCTACGCGAGGGTTGGGGGCTGGTGGTGCAGGATGGCGATTTTAAGGTGTCCGGTGCAATTATACAGTTCTTCCGTACGGCCAAAGATAATAATCTTGAGGTTGAGGTGACGTGTACCTCTGAATTGGTGTTCCTGGGTGACCGTCTCACGTATCCAGACCCGGCGCATGAGGAGACTCAGCAGGCGGTGGCGCGGTGGCGTGAACGCGGCGCAGCTGAGACCGTGATTAAAAATCTTGTCGCTAAGAACCTAGGTTCCGAGGCGCTTGTGTCCCGCCGGGTACCGGGGTTTGCGGTTGCGCCGTCCAAGGGGCGCGGTGGTGATGCTACCGTGGACACGCGCCTAAAGAATCTTCTTGATGTGGTGGAGCCGCTGGCGACCGGCGGCGGTTTGCGAATGAACGTTCAGTTTCGTCCGGGCGGGCTAGTCTTCGACACGATCCCTACCCGTAACCTATCGCGCCGCGTCCGTCTTTCCTGGGTTTCCGGTGAGGTCATCGGGTGGGAAATGACCGACCGTGCCCCGTCCGTTACCGCTGTTATTGTCGGTGGGCAGGGCGAAGGCGTAGACCGTCGCCTAGATTCTAGGCAGCGTCTGGATTCGTGGAGGCGGCGCATCGAGATTTTTAAAGACCGACGCGATACCGACGAAGCGGACGCGCTGGAAAAGACCGCTAATGAGGAGCTGGACAAGGGCATCTCAGAGCGCATTATGAAGGTCACCGTACAGGAGAGTGACACGCGAAAATTTGGTGTAGCGTTTGATGTTGGAGACACTATCACGCTTGACGTAGCACCAAATGTTACGCCTTATGATTCGCGCGTTGTAGAGGCTAAAATTATGTGGAGCGAGAATACGCGAACCGTGGAGCTAACCGCCGGGGCGCTTGATTTGACGCTCTCACAGGAACGTATCGAGCGGTTGCGCCGTGAAATTGCGCAGCTGGCAACAGTCTAAAAGGAGGGCGAAAATATGGCAGGCGAACGACAGTTCACTAACATTACGAACGTTGAAGAGTCATTCCCGGTTGTTAACAAGTCGCTAACGGGCGATCAGTGGAGTTCTGTCACTACAGCTTTCGGCAACGGAACCATTGATGAGGGCGTAGGCGATTACCGCGTTAGCCTTGACAACGCGTCTAACATGGTTCATGTTGATCCCCCTACTCAGGGTGGGTTTGCTCATGCGACGGTAGGCGGCTATTACCACCGTGTTTACGGGCGCGTGTCTTTGCCGTGCCCGCCGGTCACCACCACCACAACCTATGTTCTGGCCATCGTGCTAGACCCCCTTCGGCAGGCGACCGAGCCGGTCAAGCTGGAGCTATTTAAGGCACCTATCACGTATTCCGGTGGACGTAAATATGTGGTGCTTGCTGAGATTACGCGCCGCCCGAATGAACTTCTTTCACAGGCGACGGTGAAGATGAAGAAGCCGAGCATTGCCCCTACGATCACGGTTCAGGAAGTGGCCGGTCTACCGGACGCGAAAACGCAGCCTTTCGGAACTATGGCCTACGTGAATAGCGAACGTTCGCTTTATCGCCGTTCCGCTGTTGGTGGTTCCGGTGATGTGTGGGCGCGCGTTATTGGCGCACGTCAGACCCCGGTTCTGGGTATGCCCGGCTGGTCTCTGGCACCTATTTCACCGAATAACGCGGGCATTATCACCACGCCTATTACCGAGGGCTTCTATTGCCAGTTCTCCGGTATCTTGCGCCGTGAAGCGTTCGATTACATGGTGGGCTGGGAAATGTCTAGCCTGGGTGTGCTCATTCCTGAACCGCTCCGAACCAAGACGTACCGTGAAACTATTTTCCCGGCGTTCTGGAACACTAGGGCATCGGGTGTTTTCCCGTTGATCTGTCGTATTCAGTTCCGCACGGGTGAAATTCATGTGCGAGCAAATAACAGTACGCCTATTCCGTTTGAACGCGGCGGTGAGCTGCATATCCCGGCGGTTAGCTGGGTTGCGGACAAGTCGAATATCATTGATTGGTGATTGAGTATGGCTAAGATTACGGCGCGGTTCAGTACGCCCGGCGGTAAGCCGTACCGGGGGCGCGTGATTTTTTCCCCGCTGGCAGATGTTATTTTGGGCGCGCGGGGCGACCGCGTAAACATTCTGGTTGGCGACTTTGAGGCGATTCTAGATCCTACGGGGTTTTTCGCGATTGACCTACCGGCGGGCGAGTACACCGCCCATTTCAAGATTGACAATGCGGATAGCGGGCAGGTGGGAAAGATTCGGGACGTGCTAATCACGGTCAAGAGCGATTCAACCCTAGCGGATTTGATAGCGCCGCCCGCCGCGCCGCCCGCCGGGGCTATCCGAGTAAACGAGCAAGACCTAGAGCGAGGAGTGATCGCGTAATATGGCACGATATGGCGATATTGTCCTAGTGACGCTGGACGAGAATAACGAGCTGGAGGGCGACGCACTAAAGCACGTCGAGCGTGTAGCAGCAGAGGCCGCCGCTACCGCCGCCGCGTCTAAGCTGGACGCTTCCGCGTTTGCGGATTATGTGGCGCAGACGCAGGCGCGCGGTACGAGCGCGCCGGTGGAGAATCGTAGTGCGTCCCTGAACGCGGTGACTGAATTTAATGCAGATCCGACCGGTTCGGTGGATTCTACGGCGGCGATTAACCGCGCTGTCCAGCAGGCGGCAGAGCGCGGCGGCGGTACCGTGCATCTACCGGCTGGCACTTATAAGGTGAGCTATCCGTTTATTGAGTTGCTGGGTAGCGTGCATTTGCAGGGCGCAGGGCGTGAGTCCACCACTCTGTTTGTGGATACCGCTGTTCCGGTTCCGGTGAAGACCGCTGTGATTCACGCTGGAAATTATGACGAGCCGCGCCGTGGCACCGGAAATATTCTAATGGGTGTTAGCGACCTGTTTATCAAGTCTGAGTATCCGCTCCGTGAGCACACTAGCAATATCCCCGCTAATGTCGGTGGCATTGTTTTTCACACTGAGCTAGGGGTGAATCCGCATGAACCGGACGGGGCGCACCGCATCGAGAACGTGATTATCTGGGATATGGCGTTTGGTATCGCGCTGTTTGGTCTTGATGACCAAGCGTGCCAGGTGCGCAATGTGCGTGTTCGTCGTACCCGTGAATTTGGTGTGTGCGTGGGTAAGCCGTTGGAGCACCCGCGCGCGAAGGTGGACGGCAAGCGTGAGACCGGCGCGGGCGACAATATCCTAGATGCAGTGGACGTTAGCGGCGCGAACATCGGCGGCGGCGGGTTCGCAGGTATCGAGATTTACACCACGAATACTACGGTTTACAGCTGCAAGGCGTGGTATAACCGCCGCTCTAATAGTGGTGTCGAGGGCACCGCCGGTTCAATCTGGGATACCAAGGGCACCAATGCAGAGCACCCGCACGCCCCTATCAAGAACGGCGCGGGCTTCTATGTCCACGGCGGACGCAATATTTTCACCGGCTGTACGGCGCAGGAAAACGGCGGGCATGGTTTCGCCCTGGTTGGTACCGCTAATCAGATTGTCGGTTGCCGCGCCGCGTCCAGCTCATGGTGGGATACGTCCGGTAAGGCACCCAATAGCGCAGCTGATTTTTTCGTCGCAAACTGGGCATGGGGTTTGGTTATGACCGGAAACATTGCACAGTCCGAATACGGCGAGAAGACCGGCGCGCGCTACGGCTATTTCTTCGAGTCATGGGGACATGACATTATCGCCCGTGGTAACGCCGCTATTGCACAGCCTACCGCGCTAAAGGCGGGTAACATGGGTAAGAACGTGATTATTGAAGTCAATCAGGAAACCGTGAAGGGGGCATAAATGGCGTTGAGTTATGGCCGCGTTGTGGCTAAGTTTGCGACATTTCAGGATGGGCACACGCCCGTAGGTACCGTCGAGTTTGTGCCGTCTGATTGGGTGACAGAGAGCGGAATCATTCACAGCCCCGCGCCGGTTATCGGCTATGTCCGTGAAGATGGGCAGCTCTACGGTTCCGAGAAGGCTTACGCCTCCGAGACCCCCGGCGTGAAGCTTCTTGTTTCCGACCCTACGCGCCCGGCGCGGTACACGGCAACCCCGCGCCTGTATGATCCGGTGACCGGCGCGGGTATTCCAGCCCGTGCGTTCGAGTTCGAGATTAGGGCAGGCGCTACCGGCGAAATGGTGGAAGACCCGAGCGGCGGCGTACGCGTTATCTCATCGAATGATGGTTTGTGGACGCTTGAGGTACCGGCGGGCGCGTCTATCGTCGCTGTCGGTGATGGTCGATACGAAGCGCGCGGCCTATCTGTCGCCGCCGGTAATGATGGTTCCTGGGTGATTGGAAAGGAAGGCTAAATCATGGCACAGGCTGAAATCCGTGGCTTGCTAGAGGACGGGCGCGCCCCGTCCACACTGAAAGCTGAAATTCAGGAGATGATTACCGCCGCCGCCGGTGGTGGTGTCACTACCGAGACAGTCGCTAAGGCGCTGGGTGTTCATATTGTGCGCAGCACTACCCGCCCGCCCGCTACCATGCACGGCGTACCGACTATCTGGATTAACCCCGCGCTGGAAGGTGCGCTACAGCCGGTACCCACGTTCACGCTCAAGGAGAACGGCGCTATCTTGGAGATTGTTACTCCCGAACCGGCGGGTGGTGCAATGAATGACAACCTATGAGCTGGTCACTAGGGCGGGCGTTGAAGCTGAGGTAGCTAGGCAGACGGCACGATTTGAAACCCGAGAAAAGAACTTCGGGTTTAAACCGGGCGAACATTATTATTCCCCGGTAACTTATGCCTGGCCTGACTTTTATAATGGCGCTAATTCTAAGTGGGCTAAATTCCTTGAATTTGGCAACACTTTGGGTATTGTCATTCTGAATAGGTCTAGTGGTGATTGGCTTTCTAAGCGCCCGGATGTTGATTTTGCGACGCAGGGTTCTATGGCTCTTAGCGCGGGTGCCCGGCGCGTGTCGTTCTATATTAAGACGCGACACGGCGCTATGTTCGAGGGTATGCCTGTTTCTTACAGGGATAAGATCGCGACGAATCTAAACGTTGATTTGTCGGCTATTATGCCTTTTACGGAAGATTTTATTATCGAGTCCGCACGGGCGGTTAAGAATGATTATCCTGATATTCCGGTTAATATTTTTCTTGATGAAACTAACCCGTGGATTGAAATGGATTTGCAGAATAAAATCATTGAAGCTTACGTAAGGCTTTATAATCGGCTAAAGCGTGAGCTTGGTAATGATTGTTTGATTATTATCAATCCTGGTTCTAATACGCCGGCTTCTATGATGGCCGCGTGTGACGTGGTTCTGTCCTATGAATCGAACGCGGCGAAATATCTAGACCCTGGCACTCAGTGGATTCACCCTGAGCACTATAAGGGTTTCCCGTCGTGGCGTTTCTGGCATGTGATTCACGGTGCGACCCCTGAGAATATTGACGCTGTGTTCGCTAAGGCCGATAGCCTGGGTATCGGGCATCTTTACGTTACCGACCGCACATTCAAGGTTGGCGGCGGTAGCGAGGACGAACCGGAAGAAAACCCCTACGATAAGCCGCCCTCTCAGTGGGTAGAGAACCGCGTGAAGGCTTGGATTGGTGGCACGTTGCCGTTTGAGCAGCGCCTATCTGCATTGGAGGCAAAAATTAAGGAATTGGAGGCAAAGCATGTCTAATTTTCGTATCCCGACCCTGAACGCGGCGGGTGAGTTCACCGGCTCCGCTCTTGCGCACATTCAGAAGGTGGCGAGCGCGGCGGGCGGCGGCGGTGGCACCGCTACCGTTCGAGATACCGGGTGGCGGCGTGTTGATTCGCCTAATCTCGCTTCTGGTTCCGTGTTTTTCCGCCGTGTCGATAACCTTGTTTCTGTTACGGTTCGCGGCGGTTCTTGGGATACGGCTACTATTAAGCCGTCGGCCTCGCGCGCACCTAACGGTAGTCCGTTCGGTGACCTGGGTTATCGTGCCCGCCTCGCGATTAACATTCTTCCTGGGTTCCGTGCGCTAACCCCTGTTGTTGCGCCCGTGATGACTGATGACGGCGAGTCGGTGGGGATGCTGATTATGTCGAATCCGTCGGACGGCAACCGCCTGTCTTTCCGTGGCTTCCGCAACGGGCAGAAACAGGATGTAGCTAACGTCTATTTGCGGTTCCCTATTCTCACGTGGATTACGTCTGAGGATTGGCCGGCCGAGCTACCCGGCGAACCGGCTTAGCCCCCGTCTAGGGCGGGTGTATCATGAAAAAGAATATTCATTCTACAGAAAGAAACACCATTGCCGCCTAATTTTTTTGACCCTATCGCGGCTAGCTTCTGGGACATGCTACAGCTGGGCATTGGCGCAGCTGTAACCACGCTAACCATTAAATTTAGTGGCTGGCAGTCCACGAAAAAAAAGGAATTAGCAGAGCGGCGGGTAAAAGACGCCGAGATTATGGCGCGCCTGGATGAGCTGGCAAATCAGAGCCAAGCGGTGAAATCCGAGGTCAAGAATAGCCACGGTACAAATTTGCGCCATGATCTGGACGTGGCTATCAAGAGTGCTACCGAGGCACGCGATAATTCGACGCAGGCGCTAAAGATTGTCAAGCAGATTAGCGATTCTTTGGAGTCGCTAACCGTCGATTTTCGGGAATCCAAGCGCGAACATATCGATTTTCGCGAGCGCCATAATCAGAGCACGGAAGAGATTCATGACCTCAATAAGCGAGTGAACGCTCTATTTTCTGCACAGAACAAGAAGGAGAATAACCATGAGTAACTACGTGGACATTACCCACTGGAACGCCACGTCTTTCACGGCGGCGAACCGTACCATTGACGACATTGATACTATCGTCATTCATCACTGGGGTGTTGATGGTCAGAAGTTTGATGACGTGTGCCGCTTCTTCCAGAACGGCCCGGGTACTAGTGCCCATTATGTCGTTGAAGCTGGTAAGTGCGCGCAGCTGGTCGAATTGAAGGATATCGCGTGGCACGCGGGCGATTGGAATGCGAACGCTCGTTCTATTGGCATTGAGTGCCGCCCTGAGATGAGTGATGCTGACTTCGAGACTCTGGCGCACGTCATTGCGGATATCGAGACTTTCTACGGCAAGAGCTTCTACATTCACGGTCACAAGGATTATTTCAACACGGCGTGTCCGGGCCGCTGGTATGACCAGCTTGACCACCTGATCGAGCGCGTGAATGAGATTGAAGCTGGCATTGATAATGCACCGGCTCCGCTGTCTCATGCTGAGGTGGACGAGAAGCGCGCCGCCTGGGAAAAGCTCATGCAGGAGCTGGAGGAGGCTAAGGCCGCCGGTGTGGAAGTCGGTAAGTGTCTGGCACAGGTAAACTAAAACGTTCGTTCTATTTTTTGGAGGTCTGATTATGAACGAAACTCAGCGTAAGGCAATTTATGCCTTTGTTACCGCGCTTATCCCCGTCGGTATCGTGTACGGTATCGTGACTCAGGAGCAGGCGGCGGTTATCGTGCCCGCTATCCTGGCTGGCCTGTCGCTTATCATGGCTTACGTGCATGTGCCCGCGCCGGGCGACAAGCAGCAGGACGCGCCCGCCGTGGACGATAGCGAGCGCGGCGGCGTGTAGCGTGCTATAATTGCTGTGTTCCTTATCAATTGTTCCAGTGATGGGCAGTGAAACACCCCCTAGTTTCGTGGTTGGTTCTAGGGGGTGTTTTTCTATGCCTGGGCTAGGTGAAGTCCCGCCGGTTAGCGCGTACAACGAATACGCACGGGGTGAAGCCGTCGTATGCCGCCCTGTAGCGGGGGTACTGGGTTCGACATAGCATTTCCACCGTGTTGCCGGTGAACTTCGCAGCAATAACACGGTACCGCGCGCCGGTCTCCGTTTCGTAGCTGGTTACCCATTTCGAGGCGGCGAAGCCCGGGTAGCGGGCGGCTATATCCCCGCCGTACTCATAGCCGCGTTCTTCGAGGTCAAGCATTAGTACGCCCCCCGTTCTAGCGCCTTTTCGAGCGTGTCCAGAGTTTCCAACAACACGGGCAGCTTGTCCGCCCTGTCCAGATGGTACCCGAAATACAGGAGCTTGATAAGCGCGGTAATTTGCAGGCTCCGAGGGGCGCGCCGCGCCTTGTCTAGGAATTTATCGGCGGCTTCGAGTGCTCCGGGCGACGGGACGGGCGCGCCCTCTAGGTGAAGCTCAAGGCATCGGCGGGCTTTGCGAATGTCTTCCGCTCCGCCCTTTTTCTTGCATCGCCAAACATATTTAATGGCCGCTCCGAGGAAATAGGGCGCTTCCATGATGAGCGGTTCAAGCTCTAGCCCCTGAATCTTGCTGTAGTGCTTCGGGTTGATCGGGTCGTGAACCATTAGATGCCTTCCTTCTCAAGTTCAAGAATTAGGGTGTGGGCGTTTAGCGCCTTGAGCTGTAGCCATGCCGGGTTGGTGGTATCGGTAAGAATCGCGGTGAGCCGGTCAATCGTCGCCGTGTACGGGCTATCAGTCTTAACCGGCGCAGGCTTAGCAGGCTTTGCCTTAGCCGCCTTAGCGGGCTTTGCAGGCGGTGCCAGATACGCGGCGGTTAGAGCCTGTACGGTGGTTTCTACCACCTTAAGCGCTTTGTTGCGACCGGGCGCGCGGGATACCTTGAGAAATTCCAGAGCCTCCGCGTAGGTGAAATGCCACGCGGCGCTAGTAATCTTGATGCCCGCGTCGCCTACGGCGTTCGGCGGGTAGTTGAACTTTTCGCCGGTGCCCGGGTGGTTTGCCAGGTAGGAGTTTAGGGCTGCACCGGGTGCCTTGATGCCCGCCGCTTGGAGCAGGGCAAACGCGCGGATCCAGATTACGCCGTCGTCTTCGACGTAGAAGGTCACGGGTTTGTTGTTGATGGTTTCGTGGTGGAGACGGGGCATTTTAGCGTTTCCTTTCGTTGTAGATTTGGGTGAGGTGGATGTGTACGCCGGGGTTTTCGCCGTATTCCTTGGTGGCTTCGAGGCGGTGGCATCGTGCGTCATCTTCGATTATGCCGCCACTGGTCAATGAATCCATGACCGCGCGGGTGAGCTTGTCGATATCGGGTTTTACGGCGTGTATCGGGTCTAGCGTGCCCTGGTAGAGCGCGCCGCTCTTCGGCTCTGTGAAGACGAATCGTAGCGAGGCTTGGAATGCTCCGACGATTAGCGGCGCTCCGACCGCCTGGCTGGTCTTGAGGTGGTGTTTACGCATGGTTTCGCGCCACGGTTTAGTTCGTGGGTTATCCTCAATGACGCGCTTTCCGTAAGTGCGTTTAGAGCCTTGGGGGGCGGGTACGCCGGGTATGAAGGTCTTGTAGTGCATCGTCTGGTTTTCCTTTCGACATTTACACTATAAACCTAGATGCGGGGTGGACACAAGGCTAGGTACTGTGAGTATAGTCACTCTTACGGAATGAACATATACACCTTATATGTGGTATGATTAGTAGTGCCAAGATTGCAAGTGATAGGGTTTTGTCTCTCCAATTGTTTTCTTTCGGCTTTGGGTTAAATACCTCTCTAGTCTGCGGATTAGGGGGGTATTTTTTTGCCCGAAAGTGCCCGATACCACCCCCTAATTTGGTACCCCTACCAATTCAGGGGGTACCTGATTTGGTAGGGGGGTCTACCCAATTCAGGGGGTACACCCCCCCCTGATTTGGTAGGGGGGTCTACCCAATTCAGGGGGGGGAAATAGAAGTATCTAAATTGAAGTTAAATAAATTGAAGTATCTAAATCGAAGACGCGCGCGGGGCGCGGCGTGTGAGATTGCGAGCTACCCCCCCCCGGTGCTATGCTGAAAAAGCAAACCCAAACAGCCCGAAAAGAAACCATTACCAGTAATCAAAAAATTTGTTAGGAGAGAAAACCATGAGTATTAACTCAATCCTGGCAGCAGGATACGTTACCCACAGCCCCGCCGGTGAACCCCTCACCACTGCACAAATGGCGACCTTGAAAGCCCTTGCTTTCTGCACCGGCGAGCACTCCAATGCGTGCTACCCCGCTGTGCAGACCCTCCGAGAAATGACAGGTGTTAGCGTGAACACGATTCGCGCGGCACTGAAAGACCTTGACACTATGGGCTTTATCACCCGTACCCGCCGCGCTGGCACTTCCACGGTCTACACCTTGCAGATTGGCGCTATGCGTGCTACCCACCGCCGCCGCCGCTGGACTGAAACCCGGGACACTGGAAACCCGTACACGGGCGACCCTAACGCCGTAACCGCCGTAGATGAAATCCCCGTCGAGGAACAGTCGGTAAATGTCAAGCGCATCAACTTTGCAGAAGCCCGGGTAGAGCCGGTAGAGGAAACCCCCGCCCCGGTACCCGCTGTACCCGCGCCGGCCAAGAAGACCAAGAAGAAGGGCAGCACCCCCGCCCGCGTAGAATCCGACTTCCTGGACTTCTACGCCGCATACCCGCGCCATGTGGGAAAAGAAGCCGCGCGCCGCGCGTTTGAGAAGGCCGTGAAGGCCGGAACGCCCGCCGCCGATATTGTCGAGAGTGCCCGCCGCTACGCCGCCGCTACCGCCGCCGCTGGCACTGAAACCCGCTACGTGGCACACCCGGCGACCTGGCTAAACGCGGGGCGTTGGAATGATGACATGGAAGATGCCGCGCCGGTTGAGCTTACCCCCTGGCAGAAGAAGGCCGCGCGCCTCGTGCAGTCTATGCAGGCCGCCGCCGTGGTGAATAACGCGCCCGCGCTTACCGGCGGGGCACCCGCTACCACGCCCGCCGAACCCCTGGCTATCGAACCGGGCTACATCTAAGGAGCGGCGACATGAACAAGCAAGAATGCGCAACGTTCTACGCACAAGCGGCAAAGGTTGATAGCCGCCTCCCTGATCGTGAATTTGATGAGTTCGACGCTTGGGAAATGCTTCTAGCCGACATTCCCCCCAAGTTCGCGCCTATGATTTTTCGCGAAATCTACCGCCACGTTCAGGTTCAGCAGCTACAACCTGGCCATATTGTCGAGGCGTGGGAAACCGTTCGTAAGAACGTAAACGCCGCTATCGCCCGGTGCCAGTCTTTCGAGAAGCGCACGCGCGAGCTGGACGTGTCAGACCGTGAAGATGCCACGAAATTTAACGAGATTGTGGAAGCGCATAACTCCGCTGTGGACGCGCTACCGGTTGAGGTAGCGGCGGCTAATGGGTTTAGCCGTAAGGAGCTGGTACCTGTACCGGGTGAACGCAAGCCCGCGCCCGCCCCGGCGTGGTTTAAGTCACTGCAAAAAAGTTAGGTTCTGGCTTGCGCCGGGCTTCTAAGTAGGTTTACACTATAAATGTAAGGCAAAGGAAGCCCTACAAAACACCCAAACCGAAAGGAACCGAGATGTTCAACCTCACCGCAAACCCCGCCAATGACCGCTACCTCACCGCAGACCTGGGCGGCGACACCACCAATGTAAAGCTTCTGGTATGCCCCGATTACGTGGCAGGCACCCATTACGTGATGATTGACCACAAGAGTGCTATGAAGCTTGCAAACCCCAAGAAGCCCGGTAAGTGGATTCAGGAACTCCGAAATGGACTACGACAGCACAACGGTGCGGCTCAGCTCTGGAGCACCACACCCGAACCCGGTAAGGGTGCGCTAGTCACCGCATGGAAGACCGAGGACGCAATTAACTATCTCGACCTTGATAACGTGATCCGCGCTATCGAAGACCGCGCCCCCGCATCACACAAGCCTAACGCCGCTATTCTCCGAGACCTCAAGCGTGAGATTGTAGGCGGCATCTAACCCCCGCCGGTTACCGGCAACTAACGCCCCGCCCCTCACCGGGCGGGGCGCACACCACCGAAAGAAGGACATGATGAAGACACTCATCACCCGCTACCCGCGAACCATCGGGTACACCGTAATAGCAGCACTACAGCTCACCGCATTTTTCGCGGCCATGCTGAATAACCGGCTAGACCCGGCGCACATCTCAAACGTGCTTCTCTCCGTAATCGTCGTGTGCTGTGGCTTTGAAATTGACATGCTAAAGCTTGAGAAGAAGGATACCCCCCCCCGTGAAAATTAACACTCTCATGCGCCGCGCCGTACCCGCGCCCGCCCCCGGCTCCGACGAATGGAAGCGCAAGATTACCGCCTCCAAGGTGGCATCTGTGGTCTGTAAAAGCCCCTGGACTTCCAAGTTTGCACTACACGCTGAGATGACCGGCCGCTACGAGGCAGACCCGATTAACCCGGCGGTATTGGAAGCCGGTAACCTACTGGAACCGGCGGTAGCGGATTGGTTTCAGCTGCACAACCCCGGGGTAGAAGTCCGTGAGTGCAAGAAGCGCAACACTCCCGTATGGTGGGTGGCGCGCGACAATGAAGACTTTGCCGCTACCCCTGACCGTATCCTAGTCGATAAAGCGACGGGTGAAGTTACCGCGCTACTGGAAATCAAGACCGCGCGCGTCGCCTCCGAATGGGGTGAAGAGGGTACCGAAGAAATCCCCGAGCACTACCGCCTACAGGCGCTTTGGCAGATGAAATGCACCGGCGTGCGAACTGTTATTTTCGCTGTGCTGCACGCCGGGCTGAGGTTCGCTACATATCGCGTCGAGTGGGACTATGCAGATATTGCGTGGCTTACGGCTGAGGCAGAGGTTTTTATGAACGCGGTACGCACCGGAAAGACACCCGATTACAAGGAAGAGCCGGGCGCGTTCTCGACCTATGAGGTGTTTAGGTATTATTTCCCTGAGTGCAACGGTGAAGCTGTGATGTTGAGTGATGATCTGGTATACCGTACCCGCCGGGCAAAGCGCCTAAAGCGATTGGCCGCGCGTGCTGAGGATATCGTCAAGAATGAGCTAACCGCCGTTATGGGGAACGCGAGCGCGGGCGTTGATTACGCGAACCGCACGGTAGCGCGCCGTTCACAGCGAAAGACCCCCAAGGGGTTTAGCCGCCCGTGGGTGACTATGGTCTAGGCAGCTGTAGCGGCGCTGGAAAATTTTCTAAATTTTTTCCGGTTTGGGCTTGTTTTCCCCTCATAAATAGGTTTATACTATAAATGTAAGGAAGAACAAAGACACCAAGTCGGAAACCTTACAACCCAAACCGAAAGGAAAACGAATCATGGAACTCACCGCTAAGGACTTCACCGCCCGCCTCGCGGAGAAGGGTTACACCCCCGGTATTGACTTCGACGCAGATAACGGCGACGAACCGAACACCGTGAAGCTCACCGGCGCTATCACTTTCAACGGCGCAGATGGTTTTATGGACTTCCGCAACGCAGAGGAATACTACGACATCACGTGTGCAGAGTATGAAGACCTCGCAATGTTCACTAAGACCTACGACCTGACCGAGGCACAGGTTACCGAAATCGAGACCGGCGGCGAACCCAGCAACGCAGAACAGGAAGAAAAGTTCTTCGACGCATGGCGTGCAGCTCTCGACGGTATCGGTATCGACCTGAACGACATCAAGGTTTCCAGCCGCTAAGCACCGCACATAACCACCGATAACCGCCGGGCGGAGGTACTTCCGAATACCCGCCGCCGCCCGGCATTTACCACCACCGAAAGGAACCTACACCGTGAGCACTGAAATTCAGCAATTCACAGGCACCGCTCTACAGGTAAAGAATGATTTTGTAGATCCCATCAAGAACGCGATTACCGGCGCGTTACCGCTATTCATGCGTGAAGACTCCGAGGCCTGGATTAGGGGCGCAATTCTGGAGGTTAGCAAGACTCCGCAGCTTGTCCAGTACGCCAAAAACAATTTTCCAGCATTTGCAGGCACGCTAACCCGTGTCGCCGCGCTGGGTTTACCGCTCAACCGTGACATGGTGTACGTGCTCCCCTTTGCATCGAAACAGGGGATGCAGGCCAACGTTATCATGGGTTGGCGCGGTGAGCTTGAACTCATTTATCGCGCGGGCAACGTCGAGACCGTCCACCATGAAGAAATCTTTGAGAATGACCGGTACGAATGGAGGGACGGCGCCCCCCGCCTTATCGCTCCCGCCCCGGAAGGGCAGCGCGGCAAAATCAAGCACGCCGTAGCATGGGCTGTCTTGAAGAGCGGCAAAATCAGCCAATACGCGGTTGTGAGTGCCGACCGCATCGCCGCCGCCAAGAAAGCATCACGCGGCTCTAACTCCCCGTCTAGCCCCTGGGTACAACACGAGGTAGCAATGTGGCGCAAAACGGCAATTCATGAGCTGGCTAATTTCGTGGACTCAAGTGTAGAGGAGTGCCGCCCGGAACGCCTGGAAGCCATGAAGACCCGCGCCGCCCTAGCGCTGGACGTGGAGCGCGAAAAAACCGCGCGTATGGAAGCGGAAAACCGCGCCCTTGAACTCAAGCTAAAGCTAATGGAACTGGAAGCAAAGAAGAAGGAGGAAAGCTAATGACTCTAGACGCTCACCGCGTAGACCATGTGCGCAATTTCGATTTTTCAAAGATCCCTAGCGGCTGGTCACTTCTTGCTGAACGCATGGTGCGATACGCCGCATTGCACGCCGATTCGCGCGGTGTACTGAACATCAACCGGAAAACTTTTTTTGCTGAGTCAGTTGGTGAAAAGAGCGCACAATACGAGGCAAACCTAATCAACGCGATTAACCGCAAGGTGGACGGCGTTACATTTTCTACCGTTGGACGCGGTTCAAGCGCCCGCCTTGTAATCGTCTTTGATGACGAAAAAATCAGTAAGAGCATGGAAAAGAAGGGTTAGAACATGTCTTCTACCGTAACAGTACTAGGAAATATTGGAGCGGATGCAGAGCGACGCGAAACACAGAACGGAACCCCGTATCTCACGTTCACCGTTGCGGATTCACGCTCTAAATGGGACGCGGCCGCCGGTAAGTATGTCACGCTAAATACGACGTGGCGACGCGTAACCACCTTTAAGGGGTTGGACTATTTGCCCGATCAGCTTGTCAGGGGTGCGACCGTCTACGTATCCGGTAGCGAAGAATTGCGCACCTGGGACAAAGAGGACGGGACGAAGGGTTACAGCCTGGATGTTATGGCGCATGTGGTGAAGGTGGTATCAAAGTCCACCGATAGCGGGGCACCCGCGCAGGTTCAGACTCAGCCGGTGCAGGGTTACCCGGCGGCGAACACCCCGGTTGCACAGCCCGGTTATGCGCAGCAGGGACAGCAGGGACAGCCGCCCGCCACGTATGCACAGCCCGCGCAGGCCGCGCCGCCCGCTGGTTATGCCGCCGCCACTAACGCTTCGAGCGGTTGGGTTGGATACGATAACGGGGCGACCCCGTTCTAGATCCGATAGCCAGAACCCCCGGTGAATAATCGCCGGGGGTTTGGCGTATCTAGGGCGCGAAAAAAAGTTTGAAAAATCTTTGATTCTGGCTTGCTTTCCACCCCACACAAGGTTTACGCTATAAATGTAAGGCAACGAAGACCTTACAAAAACCCAAACCCGAAAGGAAACCCCAATGTTGGAGTACTACGAAATCCAGGAATACGTTACCGAGGTAGCAGCAGGTAACTACCCGTTCCGAGTAATCGACGCGGTAACCGCCGATATTTACGAACGCGGTATAGCCGTCGAGATGGAAGACCTCAAGGCTTACCCGCGAACCCGTGAACTTCTCAAGATTCACAACGCGGCCTAACAACCAACCAACCTACGCCCCGCCCGGTGAGGGGCGGGGCACCCCTAGCAAATCATGGCAAATCAGTTTTACAAATCAGAGACATGCGCACAGTGTGGCAGCCCCTGGGAAAAACCCGATCTGGTCAATTGCCGCCGGTGCAAACAGCGCGAACTCAAACGCGCCCGCACCCGCCGCAAAAAGGCAGAGAAAGCGGGTGAGCTAGAGCGCAAGCGCAAAAACAAGGAATGGGCGGCGACCCATTGCTACATTTGCGGTTCGCTTATGGATAATCCAGACCCCAAATGCTACCGGTGCCGCGAACGCATCAAGCGCCGCGAAAAATGGCTAGAACGCCGCGCCGAACGCATGAAACCGAACGACCTGAACAACCTAGAAGGCGTGAGGAAGTTCCTACAGGCGCGCCGCCGCCGTCTCAACCAAGACCCCAACACCCCCCCCATCGAAGGAATCGACACATGAAAGACCCCATCACCGGGCGACCCCTAACCATCGTCGCCGCCGCGCTCGCAACTGTACCGACCGGCTTTTTTCTCGCCACGCTCATCACCGGCGCAGGTGTGAACATCGGCAGCTCTATTCTCACCCTCGCTACGTGGTGGCTAGGCGTGGTAATCGTCGCTATCTTTGAATCCAACCCGCGCCCCGCGCGAACCAACCGAGAGGAACACTAACCATGCAGATTATCGAATGGGAAAAATACAAGGCACCCGCCCGACTCTGGCACATCGTCACTACCGAGGCGGTAGACAAGCGGCGCACCACGGCTATTATTTTCGCTGACACCCCGGCGAAAACCTACATTTCGCTTGTCGCCGCCGCTGAAATCGCAGGCGTAAGTGAAACCGGCGTACGCGACTATCTCAAGAAGCACGGCGCGCGGCCTAAGCTATTCACCGTCCCGGCTAACGTCAATCACACCGGACAGGCGCGAAAAATGGCGTTTATCGACCCGCTTACCATGTTCCATATTCTCTTAGAGGTAGACCCGCGCGAACAGAGCGTTAGGGGTTGGTTCCATGACCTAACACACTTCGACGGCGACGAAATCCCCAAATTCTGGGGCATGACGAATGTTCGAGAGGCGGCGATTATCGAAGATAAGGCGCGCGAAATCGAACTACTGGAAATTCCAGACTTTACCCCGCCCGCCCGCGTCGAGTTTGACGCTACCGGCGGCATCGAGCAGCTGAACCGCATCATCTCAGATCTGAACGCCCCGTACCATGTGCGAGTGAAGGCATTGCAGATTCAGCATGAGGTGAATCAGCTTGCTAATACCGTAGACAAGCTGAATGAAGGAAAGGACGCATAAAATGCGTATGACTCGACAGATTATCAAGCTCTCAAGCTACCGCGTGAAGGGTGTAACTTTCGCCGTGGAATTTGATTACGACAAGCCCGGCGACCGCCGCGCTAAGATCGGGGCGGCCTTGAAGTCAATCATTGGTATTCATGAGCTGAATTATCTGAGAAATCAGGCAATTAAGATTATGGGTAGCGGCGAATCTGCCCGTGAGGTCTGGAGCTATGAGGTGGTGGAGACTGAGGATATTTAGCCGAAAATTTTTCTAAAATTTTCTTGGTTTTTGGCTTGCATCTGACATCTCCATAGGTTTATACTATAAATGTAAGGGAAACAGAGAGGAACCCCTCAAAACCTTACAACCCAAACCGAAAGGAGCCCGCAAATGCTGGCATGTCACGAAATTCTCGAATCCATCACCACCGCAGCACACGGCGAAATCGAACCCGCCGTTCTGGAAGCCGCGGCAACCGAAATTTGGGAAAACAACAGCTTCGAGACTATGGCAGATTTTGAAGCGTTTGAACAGACCTGGGAAATCGTCGCAAAGCACGACGCTAAGTAACCCCTAACCCAATACGCCCCGCCCCTCACCGGGCGGGGCACCCAAACCCCAAACCCGAAAGAAACAAACACCATGACCCCGCGCCCTGGCATTATCGACTTTTTCCGAGGCAACCGCACCACCGAACCCGTAATCACGGGTGAGCTGGTACCCGTAATCACGGGTGAGCTGGTACCCGTA